GAATGTGATCTACAACATCTCGCCGGAAGAAACCCCGTTCCAGTCTAACACTGCCCGCGTGAACGTGAAGAACACGTTCTTCGAGTGGCAGACGGACGCGCTGGCGGCGGCTTCCACCACCAATGCTGCGCTGGAAGGTGATGACATCACCTCTTTCGCCGCTGTCACGCCAACGTCTCGCCTGGGTAACTACACGCAGATCAGCCGTAAGACGGTTGTGATCTCCGGCACCCTGGAAAGCGTGGACAAGGCTGGCCGTCGTTCTGAACTTGCCTACCAGATGGCGAAGAACGGCGCCGAACTGAAGCGCGATATGGAAGCCACTCTGTTGGCGTCCAAGGCCGCGAATGCTGGTGACAACACCACGGCGCGTCAGACGGCTGGCTTGCCTGCCTTCCTTCGCACCAACACCAACAAGGGTGCTGGCGGTTCTGATCCGACGATTTCCAATGGTGTGGTGAACGCCACTCGCGTTGACGGTACGCAGCGTACCTTCACGGAAACCATCCTGAAGGATGTTATCGCCCAGGTGTGGACCGAAGGTGGTACGCCGAAGATTCTGATGGTCGGCCCGTTCAACAAGCAGACCGTCAGCGGCTTCGCTGGCATTGCCGAAATCCGCTACAACCAAGCCACTCCGAAGCCGACTGTGATCATTGGCGCCGCCGATGTTTATGTGTCTGACTTTGGCGCGGTGTCTGTGGTGCCGAACCGCTTCCAGCGTGAGCGCGATGCTTTCGTGCTTGACCCGGAATACGCGGCTACGGCGATCCTCCGCCCGATCCAGACGATGGACCTGGCGAAGACCGGCGATGCGGAAAAGCGCATGATGCTTTGCGAATACGGCTTGATGGTCCGCCAGGAAGCCGCGCATGGTATCGCTGCTGACTTGACGACTTCGTAATAGCAACGGGGCTGGCGGGTGACTGCCAGCCCCACCTTAAAGGTGGCTTATGGCTGACAAGGTTTTCAACATTGATCCGGTAAGTGGGATTACTTCTTACTGGCATTATGATGAGGGCACAGATACGGCGCTGATTGAGAAGCGCCAGGATGTGTCTGGTATTATTGAAGCCAATAAGGCGCAGTTTAATGAAGATCACGGGCGCTATGGCGAATGGAACAAGGTGGCTTCCATCCCCATGGCGGTCTTTTATGATTTGAAGATGAAGGGCATCGTGGATGACCCGGTAGCCATGAAGAAGTGGCTGAACGATCCAGATAATCGGTTCTTCCGTACCAGGCCGGGACGCGTTTGATGCCCGCCATTGTTTCTGTCTGTGTCCCCTGCCGCGATGTGGTGGATAGCGGGTTTGCCTTTGACCTAGCCCGGTGCGTTGCGGCCCATACGGCGGCAACCAAGGACCGGGTGCTACTGTTCCAGAACCAAGGGACGCTGATTGTAAACCAGCGGCAGGAATTGGCCCAGGCTTCTTTGGACGCTGGCGCCACCCATATCCTGTTTGTTGATGCCGATATGCGGTTCCCCAAGGACAGCATCCGGCAGCTATTGGCGCGGGATGAAGATATTGTGGCGGCTAATTACAGTACGCGTAAACTCCCACTTCAGCCGGTGGCTTTCCGTGACGATCTGACCAGCGAGCGGGTTTATACGGAAGAGTGGTGTACTAAGCTGGAAGAGGTATCCGCCATTGGTATGGGGCTGATGCTGATTAAGGCTGAAGTTTTCCGCAAGATGGCGAAGCCTTGGTTTCACATACACTACCAAAATGGTGTATATAGCGGCGAGGACATCTGGTTCTGCCGGTCAGCCAGGGAAACAGGGTTTAAGGTGATGTTGGACCACGATATTAGCCATCATGTGCGCCATATCGGGGCTTTCGAGTTTTCCTGCGCCCATGCGGCTGCTTCTAGGGGTGAATGAATATGGCGATTACCAGCTATTCCACCCTACAAACTTCCATAGGCGATTGGCTTAACCGGGCTGACCTGACGGCGGTTATTCCTGATTTCATCACTCTGGCGGAGGCCCAGTTCAACCGGAACATCCGCCATAGGAAGATGGTGGAGCGGGCTACGGCTACGCTGGACAGCGAGTATAGCGTGGTTCCGGGCGATTGGTTGGAAAGCATCCGCTTCCAGATCAACACCAATCCCATCACGGTGATGGAGTTCGTTTCCCCGGATCAGGCGGCGATGCTGAAGGGGGCGAATAGCGCAAGCGGCAAGCCGATCTATTACACGCAGATTGGCCAGCAGTTTCAGGTGATCCCGGCGCCGGATAGCGGGTCTGCCTATACGGGTGAGTTGACCTATTACGCCAAGATTCCGGCTTTGACGGTATCCAATACGAGTAATTGGCTTCTGGTGGAGGCGCCGGATTTGTACCTTTATGGCTCGCTTTTGCAGGCGGCGCCCTATTTGCAGGACGATCAGCGCATCACGGTATGGGGCGCTTTGTATGATCGTGCCATGAGTGACCTAAAGGTTTCGGATGAGCGAAGCCGCATGGCCACATCAGCCCTTCGGATGCGAGCAAGGAGTTTCGGCTAATGACCACTAACGCCTTCACCAATTATCTTGAAAACAAGATAATGGCTTATGTGTTCTCTGGGACGGCTTATTCTTCGCCGTCTGCCAGCCTTTATGTGGGGCTGTTCACCGCCGCCCCTGGCGAGGGTGGTGGCGGCACGGAAGTTTCCGGTAATGGTTACACCCGCAAGCAGGCGACAATGACCACCAGCGGTAACGCCAGCACCAATAGCGGGGCTATTGAGTTCGATACGGCGACGGGTTCCTGGGGCACGATTACCTATGTGGGTATTTTCGATGCCTCCACATCTGGGAACCTGTTGGCTTACGGGGAACTGACCACCAGCAAGACCATTGGCACGGGCGACGTTTTCCGTATTCCGGCTGGCGATCTCGACATTACCTTGGAGTAATCTAAGTGGCTGGTTATGGCAGCGGCTTATATGGGCGAGGTAATTACGGCATAGACCCTAAAGAGGGGGCGGCTGTAATTGATGCCATTGCTGCCTTAACGGCTGCTGGAACCGGCACTTTTAACGGCGCCACCAGTATAGATGGGGTTGCGTCTGTAACCCCTTCTGGCGCCATTATTTATTTGGGCGCGGTCCAAATAGATGCGGTTGGCGAGGTTACGGGTGATGGCGTTATCTACCGCCAATCCGGGGTGAATATAGAGGCTTCGGGCGATCTGACGGCTTCAGGGGAAGCGGTCTATGTATCTGGGGTGGCGATGACTGCCACCTCTAACTTGGACGCTACCGCCCTGGCTATTCGTAATTTTTCGGTCCAAATTGGGGCGTCTAGCGAGTTTGTGGCTTCGGCCATTCTGAAGTGGGAGCAAATCCCAGATGGCACGAAAACATGGACGCCGTTGGTTGATTCCTCTACAATATGGACGCAAATCTAAGTGTCCCAGCACAGGCGAGGGTTTCTAAATGGCTGATACGACAACCACCAATTTAGGGCTTACAAAGCCAGAGGTTGGCGCGTCTGCTGATACCTGGGGCACCAAGTTAAACAACGACTTGGATTCTATTGATGCGCTGTTTGCCGGGGCTAGTGGCGGCGCCTTGGTTGTGGCTAGTGGGGGCACTGGCGCCAAGACGCTATCGGGTATTGTTAAGGGTAATGGCACTTCTGCCTTTACGGTTGCTACGGCTGGAACGGATTACCTAGCGCCCCCGAGTGGCACGGCGATCCTGAAGGCTAATTCCGGTGGGGCTTTGGCCAATGCGACGGCGGGGACGGATTACCTGGCGCCGCCAAGCGGTACGGCTATTCTGAAGGCTAATTCTGGCGGCGCTTTAGCTAACGCCACTGCTGGTACGGATTATGTCGCGCCAGGTACGGCCACCACGTTTACGGCGGCGCAGACGTTCAATGGTTCTTCTAGCGTGTTGGCGGCGGTGCTGGCTAACGCGGCGGAGACAGCGACGGTATCTGCTACGGCTGCAACCGGCACCATTAACTATGATGTCACCACGCAAAGCGTGATTTACTATACGTCCAATGCTTCGGCTAACTGGACGGTGAACTTCCGCGCTTCCTCTGGCACTTCGCTGAATACGGCGATGTCAACCGGCCAGGCGATCACGGTGGCTTTCTTGGTGACGCAGGGTAGCACGGCTTATTACAACAACGTGGTGCAAGTGGATGGTTCTTCGGTAACGCCGAAGTACCAAGGTGGCACGGCATGGGCTGCTGGCAATGCCTCTGGTATTGATGTCTATACTTATACCATCATCAAGACTGGCAGCGCCGCGTTCACGGTGTTTGCTTCTCAGACGCAGTTTAAGTGAGGTAGTTTAATGCCAACCGTAATTACCCAAGGCGCCGCATCTGCAAAGGGCTACGGTTTTGGTGCGCGGGCAACCGCCGCCAACTACATCGAAGATGTGTTCTCGACGTATCTTTATACAGGTAACTCGACTTCCGGCGGAACCCAGACCATCACCAACAATGTTGATCTTTCAACAAAAGGTGGAATGGTTTGGATTAAGGGACGCAGTGCGGCTTCTAATAATGTGCTTTTTGATACAGCGCGTGGAGCGGGTACTACCGCATCAAACAATCAGGCACTTTCAAGCAATTCAACCGACTCCGAAGACCTTGGCGCTTCGTATGATTTTTTGTCCGCTTTCAATACTGATGGCTTTACCGTCACGCAAGGCGGCACAACAACGGCAGCGCGTGCAACTAATTACAACAACGTAACCTATGCCTCCTGGACCTTCCGCAAGCAGGCGAAGTTTTTTGATGTTGTGACTTATACGGGGGATAACGTTGATGCTCGGCAGATTTCGCATTCTTTGGGATCTACTCCTGGCTGTATCATTGTAAAAAACCTGTCTTCGGCGCAAGACTGGATGGTTTGGCATCGCTCTTTAGGGACAACTGGCGGTGCGTACTACAACTTGCGCTTAAATACGACTGCGGCTACGGTTGCGGACAACATGCTTCGTGGCGCTAACAGCACGACGTTTACTGTTAGTAACGACGTTCAGGTAAACGGCACCTCCAGCAACACCTACGTCGCCTATCTCTTTGCCCATGATGCAGGCGGCTTTGGCGCTACCGGCTCGGACAATGTGATTAGTTGTGGGTCTTATACGGGAACGGGTGCGGCTGGAAATTTTGTAAGCCTTGGATATGAGCCTCAATGGGTTTTGATTAAAAGATCAGATGCGACGCAGGATTGGTTTTTGTTTGACAATATGAGGGGGATTGTAACAGGAACAGGTGGTGATCTTTATTTAAATCCAAACACAAATGGAGCAGAAGGGGCAAGCGGAACATATATTGCGGCAAATGCAACCGGATTTACTTTAGAGGGGACAACCTCGGGATTTAACTCCAGCGGAGGAACCTACATCTACATCGCCATCCGCCGTGGCCCGATGAAGACGCCGACAGTGGGGACGAGTGTGTTTGCTGCTAATTACGGTTCTGACGTAACAACATACACAACCAACTTCCCATTAGATTCGGCATGGGACACTCAATTACCAGCCGGATCGGCTACTTCAGGAACTTATATTGGCGCCAGACTTCTTGGTGGTAACTCTTTAGTTACAACTGGCAGTGCAGGAGAAAACACGACCACACCTCCATCTATTTTTTGGCAATCAAGTACAAGCTACAGATGGAATACCTTCGGTAATGAATGTGCAACATATGCCTTCCGTCGTGCTCCAAGCTTCTTTGATGTGGTGTGCTATACGGGGAATGGAACATCAGGAAGGACTGTCACGCATAATCTGACGGTAGCGCCTGAACTCATCATCGCAAGACAAAGAACGGGAGGGGATTGGTACGTTTACAGTTCTGGAACAGGTGCTACAAAGTATCTAGTGTTGAACTCATCCGCTCCGGCAGCTACTGACTCTTCTCTCTGGAATAATACTTCTCCCACAAGTTCTGTTTTTACACTAGGTAATGCAACAGGAGTAAATAGAACAGCGACTGATTTTGTCGCCTACCTCTTCGCAACAGTCGCAGGCGTATCGAAGGTCGGCTCGTACACCGGCACCGGCACCACCAAGCAGATCGACTGCGGGTTTACTGGGGGCGCCCGTTTCGTCTTAATCAAGCGCACCGACGGCAATGTCGATTGGTATGTTTACGACAGCGCGCGTGGGATTGTGGCGGGTAATGATCCATACTATCGCCTTAATACTACTGGCTCCGAAGTGACCAACACAGACTACGTTGACACCTACAGCGCGGGATTCGAACTCAGCAGCACAGCGCCAGCAGCACTCAATGCCAACGGCGGCACCTACATCTTTTTGGCAATTGCATAAGAGGACAACATGGAAATTCGCATTCGATCCACTGGCGCCGTGATGTTCGAAAGCGAACTGCGCGCCTATCTGCTGGCCAATGGTGGTCCGTCTTACGAAACACTCACGCCAGAGGTGATGGAAGCCATTGGCGTTGATCCCGTGTTTGAGGGGCCACAGGCTACTGGCGGCACGGTGTATCAATACTCCATGCGCCAGGGTGTTGAGAAGCAGGCTGACGGCAAGTGGTACACCAAGTACATCTTGGGGCCGATCTTCACCGATACGCCAGACGCCACCGCTGCCCAGCAAGAAGCAGCCTATAAGGCGGCGAAGGATGCGGAGCAGGCTAAAGCGGTGCGGGCTGACCGGGCTGCGCGTTTGGCGGAGAGCGACTGGACCCAGCTTGCGGATGCCCCGGTGGATGATTTGGTCTGGGCAGTTTATCGCCAAGCGTTGCGCGATATTCCTACCCAAACCGGGTTCCCATGGAATATAACCTGGCCAGCAAAGCCCTAATCTTACAGGTGCGACATGGTTGATAACCACGAAACCGCAAAGACCATAGGCGATGTGTTATCAATCACGACGGTGATCGGGACATTGGCCCAGGTTCTTCCTTCGATTGCGGCGATCTTCACCATCGTTTGGACGACGATCCGCATCTATGAAACCAAGACCGTCCAATCATGGCTTCGACGTTTGAGGGGCTAGATGTACATTCCGCTAAAGCTACCGCCGGGAATTTATCGCAACGGAACACAGTATCAGTCTGCTGGCCGGTGGTACGATGCTAACTTGGTGCGGTGGTATGATGGCACCTTGCGCCCGATTGGTGGCTGGCGGAAGCGCACATATAACGGAAGTAATATTCAGCTTACTGGCATTATGCGTGGTTCCCATGCTTGGCGGGCTAATAATGCGAATGCTTGGTTAGGCACTGGCGGCGCCAAGAAGTTGTACGCCATTAAGGCGGATGCTTCGCCGTACAATATTACGCCGAAGCGCGAAACAGGGACGCTCACTAACGCCTTCAGCACGGTAAATGCGTCTGCTGTTGTGACGGTGGCGGATACATCGCATGGATGCAAAACGGGTGATACGGTTAAATTCACCAATGGTACAGCCATTGGTTCTAGTGGGATTACGCTATCTGGCGAATATATAATTACTGTAACCACATTAAATGCTTACACCATCACGCATGGTTCCGCCGCCACTTCTACTGAGACGAATGCTGGCTCTGCTGACTATGCGTATGAATTGTCCATTGGTGATGTGGCTGCAACGCAGAACCTTGGATATGGTGGGTTTACTTACGGAACCAGTACCTACGGCACCGCGCGCCCTGATGTATCGCCAACAGGTATCGCAGCGGCAGCGACATGGGCGCTTGATAACTGGGGCGAGTATCTGGTGGCTTGCCGGTCTGATGATGGCAAGATTTACGAATGGGATTTGGATACCGCTGGCCGGGCTGATCTGATTTCCGCTGCCCCCACGGGTAATTCTTCAATCCTGGTAACGCCAGAGCGGTTTCTGTTCGCGCTTGGAGCGGGCGGTAATCCACGCAAGGTCCAATGGTGTGACCAGGAAGATAATACCGATTGGACGCCATCAGCGACAAACCAGGCGGGGGATTTCGAGTTATCTACATCCGGCAAGGTAATCTGTGGTGAGCGCACTCGCTATGGGTCTTTGTTGCTGACCACGGTTGATGCTCACTTAGCGACGTACCAAGGCCCGCCATTCGTTTATGGGTTTGAGCGTGTTGGTTATGGTTGCGGGGTGATCAGCGCCCAGGCTTCTGTCAGCATGGATACTGGCGTTGCTTGGATGTCTGACGGTTCGTTCTATGTGTTTGATGGCGCCGTGAAGCCTTTGCGGTCTGATGTGTCGGACTATGTGTTCTCCGACTTCAACTATAACCAGGCTTCCAAGGTGAATGCGGTTCTTAATATCGAGTTCTTTGAGGTGATCTGGTCTTACCCGTCTGCCGCGTCCAATGAATGTGACCGCTATGTAATCTGGAACTACCGTGAGAATACTTGGTCCATTGGTTCTTGGGCGCGGACAACTGGTGTGGCGGCTGGCGTGTTTGATTATCCCATTCTGATTGATCCCTCTGGTTATGTGTATGATCATGAGGTGGGGTGGAACTACGATGGCGCTTCGCCGTATGCGGAGACGGGGCCGCTGGAAATGGGGAATGGGGACCGGATTATGGTAGCCCGCCAAGTGGTGCCAGATGAGAAGACGCAAGGTCAGGTAAACGTCAGCTTCAAAACTCGTTTTGCGCCAGAGGGTACGGAAAGCACCTTTGGGCCTTACACCATTTCTTCCAAATATACCGATGTCCGTTTTTCAGGGCGCCAGGTTTCTTTCAAGGTGACGGGCGTTCAGTTGGCGGATTGGCGAGTCGGTAATTTCCGCCTGGAAGCGGTGCCTGGGGGTCTTAGGTGAGACTGCCCCCAGCCACCAATTCTTATGATAGTTCTAACGAGCAAACAGCCCGCGCCTTGTTGGAGCGGGCTGATGATGAGAACCATAAGAAGAACCGCGACCTGGAAGTAAGCCCAGGCCGGTTGATCTTGAAATCCCCTGACGGAACACGGTGGAGCATCACTGTGGATAATTCAGGGGTGGTGGCTGCTACAGCGCTATGACCCTATTCGAAGCCGAGTTCGAGAGGTGTTCAAAGTGGCTTCAGGACGCGCTTGATTATGCGGGCAATACGCATGATTTGGCGGATGTGAAGAAGAGCATTCAAAATAAAGAGGTTGAGTTCTGGCCAGCCCCTAATGGGGCGATTGTTACAATGTTTATAGATTACCCTAAAACCAGGGTTCTTCATGCTTGGTTGGTTGCTGGCGAACTCCCTCAGATTGAGGCTATGATACCTTCTTTGGTTACTTTTGGGCGCCATTTTGGTTGTTCACGGATAACCGGAATTGGGCGGGCTGGTTGGGTTCGTGCTTTGAAAAAGCATGGTTTCACAGGTATAATGACTACCGTATCTAAGGAGATTGCGTAATGGGCGACTTGTTTAGCGGTTCTTCAACGCAGACGCAATCCAGCCAGCTTGATCCCGATGTCAAGGAACGGATGCTGGCGAATTATGACTTCGCCCTGGACGTTGCTAATCGTGATTATCAGATTTACCCATATCAGCGGATAGCGGGCTTCACACCATTACAAGAAGCGTCCTTCCAGCGGGTGGGTGAAGTGGCGGGTTCTGCCCAACAGCCGATTACCCAGGCCCAGGCTTTAGCCCGCCAGGCTGGCGCCTATACGCCGGGCACCATTGCTTCAGGGATGGCGGCTTACCAGAACCCATACACGCAACAGGTGATCGACACCACGCTGGCGGATATTGATCGTTCCCGTCAGATGGCAAACCAACAAACCGCCGCGCAGGCAGTGAGGGCGCGGGCGTTTGGTGGTTCTCGCCAGGGTGTGGCGGAGGCCGAGACTAACCGGGCGGCGATGGAGCAAGCGGCCCGCACTGCCGCGCAATTGCGTTCCCAGGGCTTCCAGCAGGCGGGCGAAATGGCTGGCCGTGACATTGGTTACGGGTTGCAGGGCAATCAGCAGGCTCTCGCCGCTGCCCAGCAACTTGGCGCCCTTGGCGCCCTTGGCCAGACGGCGGGACTTACCGGCGCGCAGGCTATGTTCCAATCTGGCGAACAGCAGCGCGGGTTGACCCAGGCGAATATGAGTCAGGCTTATGAGGACTTCCTGCGCCAATGGCAGTATCCGGTGGAGCAGTTGCGGATTCGGCAGAGTGCGCTTGGGATGGCTCCAATGGGGCAGACCACCACGACGGAAACCACGCCTTCCTTCTTGCAGCAAGTTGGCACCATTGGTCAGGCTGCTGGCGGCTTGGCTAATGCCTTTAATCTCCTGTTCCGGTAAGGAGCCGCGCAATGTCTGAATTTCTATCGCGTCTTTTTGGTGGCGGGGAACCGACAAGCGGGGGTGATCCGGTGCCGGATCAGAGTCCTTATGCTGATCTTTCCCCGGACCAAAGGCGCCTTTTAGGCATTGCCGCCATGCAGGACGCTTTTGCTGCCTTGGCTGGCCAGCGGGGCGGGGCGCTTCAGAGCGTGATGCCCGTCACTAATATGTTGCAACAGCAGCAAAACCAGCGGCGCTATCAAGAGGCTGTGAGCCGGTTTGCTTCTGGTGGCGAGCCGACCAGCGCGGCAGCGGCAGCAGCCGCCGCAGGGGCGGCGGCTCCGTCTGCTGCGCCGGTACGGGCGCCTGCATCTGCTGACGAAACCAATGGGCCGTTTAGCCGTGCTGCGATTGGTCGCGCGCTGGATGTTCTTGGCCGAGCCGAAGCCCGTGGTCCTGGTGTCGTCAATTCTCAGGGCTATGCGGGGCAATATCAGATTGGTGCGCCTTTGGCTGCTGATGCTGGTGTCTATCGCCCCGCTCCTGGCGAAATCAGTCGCCGGGGTGAATGGAATGGGCAATGGGGTGGCACCTTCAACATCCCCGGTTTTGAGAATGTCCGTACATTGCGTGACTTCTTGGAAAACCCAGACGCCCAGCGTCGTGCTGCTGAATTGGCGATGCAAGTTCAGGCTGGCCGCATGACTTCCATGGGGCTTCCGAGTGCAATTGGGCGTAATGTTGGTGGCAACGAAGTGACGCCAGAGGCTCTTTTGCAAGGCGCTTGGCTCGGTGGTCCTGGCGGGGTTCAGGCGCTTATTGAGCGTGGCGAAGATAGGCGCGATGTTCTGGGGACGCCTGTTAGCCGCTGGATGGGCTTGCGGGGTGCCCAGGCACAAGCGCAACCAACCAGTGCCCAAGCGGCTCCCACTCAGGCGCAGCCAGCCCCAGCCGGGCAACCTACTTCTGGTGCGCCGCCACTCCGTCCGATTTCTGCTGAAGAACGCCGCTTGTTGGCTTCGCTTCCGCCAGAGATTGGCTGGCGTATTCTGGCTGAACGGGCGAACCCCACGCGGGTTGGTTTGCAGCCGGTGATGGTGGAAGAACCTGGGCCTAATGGCGAGCGTGTTGTGGTGCCGTACTTCCCGACACAAACGGGTGAATTGCGGCGCGGTCAACTTCCGCCGGGTGCGCGGGTCGCGGAGGGTATTCGTACGGTTGATATGGGGACAGGAACAGGTATTCTTGGTGGGCGTACTGGCACCCCAATGGGGGTGGTTCCACGTGATACCGCAGGACGGGAACGCGAAGAACGAGTGGGCCAAGCCCAAGGGATTGATATTGCAAAAGCCCCTGAAATTATATCAACTTCAAATAGAAGTATTTCCCAAATTAATGAGGTTCTAAATCATCCAGCATTTAGTACGGCATCTGGTGTTTTGTCGCCGCTGCAAAATATTCCCGGTACATCAGCTTATGATTTCGGGCGACGTTTGGAACAATTGCAGGGCGTAGCATTTTTACAAGCGTTTGATTCTCTTAGAGGAGCGGGCGCGGTTAGTAACCGTGAAGGTGAAATTGCCCAAGCTGCGATTGCCAGAATCAAGGCTGGTCTTTCTCCGTCAGATTTACGCAAAGCACTTGATGAATTACGGATGATTGCTGAAGCTGCTAGAGAAAAAGGACTTGCAGCCGCCCAAGGAAGGCCTTCACCAGTTTTGCAGGAACCTAGTCCTCAACCACAACAACGCCTTCGCTACAATCCCGCAACCGGAAGGGTTGAATAACCATGCCCATCGTCACGCTTCCTTCCGGCCAAGAGATCGAATTTCCAGAAGGTATGTCGCCAGACGCCATGGCGTCCGCCATCAGGCGGATGCAGGCTGGCGGCGCAGAACCTTCAACCGCCATGGGTTCTATCGCCCAAGGGGCCTTCGATCCGATCCAAGGGGGCGCACAGGCACTTACGCAAATGTTGCCGCGTGGTGTTGTTGAAGCGGTTAATGCGGCTACTGGTGCGGTGAACAGGGCGCCGGTTATTGGCCCGATTACTCGCGCGCTTGGTATGACGCCAGCAACGCCAGAAGACATCCAACAGCAGACAGTGGCGCGGGAGCGGGCTTACCAACAGTCTCGCGTGGCTGCTGGTGATACAGGTGTCGATCTCCCCCGTATGGCGGGCAGTTTGGTTCCTGCTACGGCTTTGGCTTTAGCCACCCGCAATCCGCAATCTTTGGCTGGCTCTATTGGGGTTGGTGGTTTGCAAGGTGCGGCGCTTGGTCTTGCGGAGCCGGTAACTTCTGGCGAGTTCGCGGAGT